CTGGAATGTTAATTTATCCATTTATTATTCTTTTTGCTTCAGTGCTAGGTTTTGACAAAGCTGCTACTCTTATCACAGACATAGCCTCTGTTTACGTTATCGCGGCATCTGGGGTTGTCGCTGCCTACATGGGCTTCAATGCCTACTCTGCAAATGCGGATAAGAAGAAAGCGTCTATAAGCTACGATGATAGGGAGCCACAGAAATGAGTTTAATTGCTTCTTTAATTGGACCTGTTTCAGGCATCTTAGACAAGGTAATCCCTGACAGCGACATGAAAGCCAAGCTGGCACACGAAATAGCCACTATGAGCGACACACACGCTCAACAAGCACTACTGGCCCAGTTGGAGATAAACAAGGCTGAAGCGGCTTCTGGTAGCTTGTTTAAGGGTGGGTGGAGACCCGCAGTGGGGTGGATATGCGCAATCGCGTTTGGGTATCACTTCGTACTGCAACCTCTGTTAGTCTTTGTTTTGACAGCATCTGGCGTTGATTTGCCTGATTTACCTGAGTTTGACATGGGTACTCTTCTTACAGTCTTGGGAGGAATGCTCGGAATTGGTGGGTTAAGAACCGTAGAAAAGGCAAAAGGATTGACGAAGTAATGGAAACTGAGGGTGATGTCCAAGCTGGCATAGAGTTTATATATGATCTTCGAGAGCATATAGTGGATGTTGGTATAGCTACGGTTTATGGCCTTGTAGTCTTTGCAATCGTTCTATGGCTAAAGAAGAAGTTCTCCACTTGATGTGGGTTTTGGTCTGGATGCAGCTAATATCGGGGCAACCCGTAGAACATTTTCAATTAGCTGTTTACGAAAACGGTGCAGAATGCGAAAAGAATAGAAAACGTGCAGAGATTATGGTAACACATAACGGAATTGCCGTTACCTGCTTAAACGTAAGGACAGAGAAATGACATTTAAACTATCAGAACGAAGCGAGGCCAAGCTAGAGGGGCTAGACCCACGGCTTGTTGCAGTTGTTAAGCTAGCCATCCACAAAACAAAGATTGATTTCGGTGTGATCTGTGGCATGAGAACTACAGACGAGCAGAAAGCGCTCGTTGCGTCTGGGGCTTCACAGACTATGAAAAGTAAACATCTTCAGGGCTATGCCGTAGACCTAATGGCTTATATTGGTAGCCGTGCATCTTGGGAATTAAACCTGTATGATGACGTTGCTGATGCTATGGCTGAAGCTGCTCGTGAAGTAGACGTGCCCATCAGGTGGGGTGCTGCTTGGACAATATCAAATATAGCTCAGTTTCACGGTGGCACTATGGAAGATGCCATGAACAGCTACATTGACGAACGTAGGACACAAGGCCGTAGACCGTTTATAGACGGACCACATTTTGAATTGATGGTGTAACATGCCCCTAAAGAAACTTTTGCTAAAACCCGGAGTAAACCGTGAAAACACTAGGTATACTAGCGAAGGTGGTTGGTATGAGTCTGACAACATTAGGTTTAGACAAGGAACACCTGAAAAACTTGGCGGTTGGACACGTATATCACCTGCTAGTTATCTAGGGCTTGCTCGTTCGCTTCTTAATTGGATCACGTTGACTAGCCAAAACCTAGTTGGTGTTGGTACGCATCTAAAGTTCTACATAGAAAATGGTGGCGGGTATAACGACATAACTCCACTACGTGCCACTACAAGTGCAGGGGATGTTACGTTTAGTGCAGTATCCTCAACCTTAGACGGCGCTATAAACGCTTCTATCACGACTATAACACTCGCTGACACTTCTGGTTTTCCTGCAGCAGGTAAGATTATAATTGAGAGCGAAGTCATAGACTATTCAGCTATTACGAGTAATACGTTAACAGGATGTACAAGAGGTGCGTCTTCACTTGTGTCAGGTACGTCTACATCAACTACGGCAGCAACTCACAGTGATACTACAGCCGTGGGTTGTTTTAGTGTTACAATAGCAGATAGCAGCCACGGTGCGAGTACAGGTGATTTTGTCACTTATAGTGGAGCCGCGTCTCTTGGTGGTAATATTATTGCCAGTATGTTGAACCAAGAGTACCAAATTGAAAATGTTATAGACGCAAACAACTATGTTATTGTAGCTAAGAGTTTTAGTACAGAGAGTATAACAAGTGCAATTTACACAAATATTGCTTCTACTAGTTCGGACTCAGGAAACGGTGGTGGGTCTGTAGTTGGCGCTTACCAAATAAACTCAGGAGCTTCTTCGGCTAACCCGCTTGTAGGTTGGGGTGCCGCTGGTTGGGGTGCAGGAGCGTGGGGACAGGGTGAAGCTGATACAGAAGCGTTACGCGTGTGGTCACAGCAAAATTTCGGAGAAGACTTAATATTCGCGCACCGCAACGGGGCTATATTCTATTGGGATGCGTCTGACGCTGGGGGTAACCTCAATACGCGTGCTGTAGGACTAACCACGTTAAGTGGCGCGTCAAACGTGCCAACTGTTACAAACAACCTTCTTGTGTCTGATATTAACAGGTTTGTGTTTTGTTTTGGAACTAACCCGCTAGGCAGTTCTGCTAAAGACCCTATGCTCATTCGGTGGTCTGACCAAGAAGACGCTACAAATTGGACTCCTGCAGCTACCAACCAAGCAGGAAGTCTTCGCCTGTCTCGTGGGACTGAAATAGTTGCTGCACAACAGTCACGTCAGGAGGTCTTGGTTTGGACTGACTCTTCCGTGTATTCTCTACAGTATGTGGGTGCAGGATCGGGTGTATGGTCTGCTACGCTTGTTGGTGAACAAACCTCAATAGGCTCACAAAATTCAGTGGCTTACGCTAACGGTGTCTCTTACTGGATGGGTAAGGACAAGTTCTACAAATACGATGGTCGAGTGCAAACACTGCGTTGTGACCTTAGAAAGTACATATTCACAGACTTCAACGACCTGCAGTACGTACAAGTGTTTGGTGGTAGTAACGAAGCGTTCCACGAAGTATGGTGGTTCTATTGCTCTGGTTCTTCCTCCAGCATAGACAGATACGTTATATACAACTACCGCGAAGACATTTGGTACTACGGAAATATGGCACGTACTGCGTGGTTGGACTCTGGACTTAGAAGTTTCCCTCTCGCTGCTACGTACAACTCTGTGCTTGTAGACCACGAGAACGGTATTGATGACAACGAGACAGGCACACCCGCTGCTATTTCTGCTTTCATAACCTCTGCACAATTTGATTTAGAGGATGGTCACCAATTTGCGCTTGTGTCTAGGATGATACCAGATGTGTCATTTGAGGGTTCTACAGGAGATTCACCCACTATAAACATGACCTTGTTTCCTCTTAACTCGTCAGGCTCTGGTAGAAACACAACAGCTTCAGAGAGTGGCGTAAATGCAGGCACTGTTGTACGTAGTGCCAGTTCGCCCGTGGATGTGTATACAGAACAGATACATACTAGGGTTAGAGGTAGGCAAATGTCTTTAAAAGTGGACTCTGGCACCACAGGAGTACAGTGGCAGCTAGGTTCACCTCGACTTGACATGCGTGCAGATGGGAGGCGTTAATGGCTAATAATGATTACACCGTAGGGTTTGTAGCACCTGCGTTACCGTACCCACCCGAGGAATATTCTTCTTTTGAGTTTGAGCAGTTTAACAAGGTTTTGCGACTGTATTTTACGCAGCTTGACAACACATTACGAGATAGGTCGTTAGCAAACCAGTCTGAAGCTATAGGGTGGTTCACGAGCTAATGGCAAACACATACGTAAATGCAAAAATAGACCTTACTTCTACCAGTGTCACAACGCTTTATACGTGTGCTGCCGCTACGACTGCGATCATAAAATCTATTCTTGTGTCCGAAGACAGTGGCAACGCTGACACCATAACGGTTACTGTTACAAACGGATCGTCTGTATTTAGCCTGTTCCACGTCAAAGCTGTAGGGGCCAGTGGGACTGTAGAACTCTTGACTGCTCCGTTGGTTGTTGAGGCTACAGAGATTGTAAAGGTAACAGCCGCTACTGCTAACAGGTTACACGTAGTAGCAAGCATACTGGAGGTAACGTAGTGGAGAACGTAGTAGACAGTAAACAAGAGCCGCTATCTGCTCCATCTGTTTTGTCTATGGCAGTAGCAGAACTTGATCTCGGTGGGGTAACTGTAGAAGCGGCAATGCTGGGGCTGGCACACGAAATTTCCATGCCTAACGTAGATCAAGTGCAAGTAGGGAACACTGTGTTTCTGGGGCATAGAGGCAAAAAAGCAAACAAGAACAAAATGGTAGGTCGTGCGTTTAACGTGGATACAGCACGTAACTATATAGACAACTACGTTAAATACCTTAAAGTGTTACAACAGAAGGGTGTAACGCACTACTCTATTGACTTTGACGGGGAAGCGTTGGTGCGCGTTGCGAAAGCTATAGGTAAAAAATTACGAGACACGGGAGTACAGGCGTATATGCTGCCGTTTAAAGACAGTTCTGGGTATCGAGTGTTTTTTAAATTTCCCTCAAACTCTAAAGCGAGGTAACACGACGTGCCAATAAAAGCTCTTCTTAAAGTAGTAGACAAAGTTCTTGGTGCTGGCGTAGACCTCCTCACAGGCGCGAAGGACATTGTTTTAGACATTGTTGATTTTGCAGTAGACGAAATTTTTGAGCCAGTAGTCCAAGGTATTGGAGACCTCGTTAACTACGCTATGGATAACCCCATTGAGGCGGCAGCTAAATTAGCCTTGGCGGTATTCGCTCCAGCTAGTGTTTCTGCATGGGCTATCCCGTTAGTTGACGGTGCAGCTACCATTGCCAACGGTGGTAGCATTGAAGATGGCCTAAAAGCCACTGCTATTTCTTATGCGGGGAGCCAAATAGGCGCT